TTTTAACGAAAATGGTAACGGGATTCTGGTGGAGTAACTTGGAGTCGAACCAAGATTGTTTACCCAGAGGGATCAGATTTACAGTCTGAGGATGCACACGCCATAGCATCAATTACTCCATATGGTATTAGTTTTGTTGTCGCACTATTTGCTATGCTCAACGGAATTATTTGCAAATTTACCGTTTATATACATAGTTACTTAGGTTTTGCAAGACCAATGGCTTACGACAACAAAACTAATACCATATTAAAACACATTAGGATGCTTGGTAACCCAATGCGTTTTAATATGGTACACCTAGGGGGAATCGAACCCCTCTTTTGCGCCTTGAAAGGGCGCCGTCCTAACCGTTAGACGATAGGTGCATACCTGATACAAATTGTTAAAGAACTTTTCTGTAATCCAGAAATATCTGAATCACTCACAACAGAACTAAGTATATGCTATATCCAATGATTTGTCAAGCACTCTTTTTTCTGTTGTATTTTTACAACTGGCCCGGCTGGCAGGAATCGAACCCACATCGGACGCTTTAGAAGAGCGTTGCCTTATCCATTAGACCACAGCCGGATAAACTCTATTCTATCAAACAACACTACTCTTGTCAAGTGATGTTGTTTTTTTACAACACAAACAAAAACCCCCTAGTTTTTTAGGCTAGGGGGCTTTTGTTTAGATTGACTTTTAGTAGATGGTCAGTCCGTGCCCCCTCGGCAGTTTTCCCAAATCGCAGGTGTGCGTGATCCTACGAACGGCAACGCATATGTGCAATCTAGTTTTCTACTGTGATGGGATATTGACTGCATTAGTCTTCCTCTAAAAATTTTATTTATCATACATGTATATATGCATCCAGAGCATCATTTTTGCTTGAATGAAGAAATATTTCTTGCGGATAAGAATGAAAGCAATACTAGTGCCGCTAACCATTCCCAGAACCCGTAAGCAATTGTTAGTCCGAACAAAGTGTTCACGGACCAAATAAATGCAAGTGGCGATAAAATTGCAAACACTACAACAAAGAGTGCTACAAAAGCAATTAGACCATTATTCATTTTATACTCCATTCATCTTCAAATTCATCAAAATTATCCTCTGAAAGACTCTTCGGATCAAGACTACGCAACTTGTGCTGTAATTTTTGATGAGTCTTTCCTTTGTCTTCTCTCAAAGACTTTTTCTTTGGGTTAGGTTTGCGTTCATCTTCTTCGAGAAATTGTCGAAACCCTTTAATCTTTTTATCTGTCTTAGACATGTTAAGCCTGCGATTCTCCTACGAACAACTCAGGTAGTGCGTCTTCTACTACCTTGCGGGTGATGCCTTTGTAGCCTGTCAATTTTTTATCTTTGATCATGATGGCTAATCTGGCTTCGTCAGCAGAAATGCTTTCTAGCATTTCGATAAAAATTTTTTCTTTACGAACCTTGGTAAGAGTATTCTTTGCGCCTTTTACAAAGTACCCAAACTTTTTCAAGTCTTTATGTAGTCTATTATAACCCCAATTGTCTGGAATGTCAAGTTGTTTGTAAGGTGGTGTTCCTTCAGGCAAATCAAATTGAATGTCTCTATTGTATACGAATGTGAGAATAGTTTTCAATTCAGGTTTCAAATTGGCAATCTCACGCAAATGTGTTACACGATCTTTCGTGGGTACATCATTTACAATTTTAAGCAACTCTGGTATGGTTGCTCTACTAATGTCAGTCGGCATGTTAAAATTCCTGTATATGTTCCATCAATTGTTTCATACGATTCTTGATGAAATAGTTTAGTACCTTATCTTTACCCTTCACTTCTTTGGGGCTACGATAAGCGGTTAAAATTCTATCTGTATATTCACTAGGTACTTTTGACAAGTCAATTAGACTTTCATTTCGCTGGTAATTACGCAACATTGATGCATCGCAAAAATCTTCTGGTTTCTGCGATACCCATGTATTTAGTTTTTTCTCAGTTACAGGCTTCTGACGGGCTTCGGTAATAAAGGTGTCATCGCTAGACAGAATGTTAGGAATGCCGTCACCCCTATCACCTTTGAGAATATGCTCTTTAAGAAATTTGATTGGCTCTGACGTTTTCAGAAACTTTTTTCCCATAGGGCTGTACTGATCTACATTGGCAAACTTCTGCAATTGCATAAAGTCTTTGTCGCTAGAAAGAATCAGAATCTTTTCACTTTGTGAATTTCTCAATTCAACACCATAGTTGATACAGATTGTGCCGATTACATCATCGGCTTCAGTCTTATCAATTTGTATAACCTTGTACGGAAAGTTTTCACGAATCTCATCACGCACTCTGTTAAGAGTTTCGAAAATTAGATTCCAATCGTATGGAGAGTCTTCACGCGATTTTTTACGCGCCGCTTTGTAGTACGGAAACAAATCTTTGCGCCAGTACTTCTTATCATCTGCACAGATTACAAGATCACCATACTCTGCTTTAAACTTCACATTGTACATGCGAATACTATTAAGTACCATATGGCGAATTAAATTCTCATCGATGCCACCACTAGCGATTCCTGGTTGCATCATGAGGTTGGAAATCATGACTTGATTCAAGTCGAGTAAAATCATTTCAATGTCCTAATTAACTATTCTGAGGATAATTGTATCAGAATTCAGCCGTCCTGTCAAGTTTGATTCTTTGGTAGACAAATCTGGTAGAATCTTCTTAATTTTAACTTTGCCAGCCTCCATCACTTCTTTGATAGTTGCCTCTGGCTTGCGTAGACGTTTGCCAATCGATGTTTGTTCATTGTAGTTTTGCAATGTGCTACCTTTCACGGACAAGCCTTTTGCGTTATCTGCATTGTAGACACCAAGTAACTTTGTTTTCGTATTGTATGTCCATAACTGTAATGCACCAACCACTTTCTCAGGTGGAACACTTATCAAACCAAGTTCTGCAAAGTCTTTCATGTAGTTCAGTTTAGAAACTAGAACACTTGCAGGTTTCTCTTTCACCTTACGCTTTTTGCGCGTTGGCTTAATGCTTGCACGATTGTTTGCAGAAACGACAATCGAATCCAAAAACTCTTTGAATCTACGCAACTCTGGTTTGCTAAAGTTAGAGTAGCCTTCTTTCAATTGCGGATCGGTCGTATCAATTACTTCTTCAATCTCTTTTGCTCTGTCAATGAAGACGTTACAAATTTTTGTCATCACCACGGATGATAGATTGCGCGAACGGAAATAAGAATCCATATCGATAGGATTTTTGCAACCAGTAGTTACAAAGTCATCAATGAGACCTTCTATCTCTCCAGCCTCTTCGCTTGCCTTCTCACGAATACGATCTTGAATGTTGACCTTTGGTGCATCTTCAACCACCACTACAGGAACAACTTTCAATTCTTTATTTGATTCGACCAAAAGTTCTTTGTACTTGCCCGCAACGTATTGCTTGGTCTTGTCACTAGGAACAAAACCAAGGCAAAGCATTCGTGCAAGCCAGCCAAATTGTAAATTGATTTTAGATTCTGATACGGAACGAACTGCAAGAATTTCATTCTTGTTACGCCCGACATATTTCAAATAGTCAAGTACAAATTCTTTTGCTTCCTTCTTACTGCAATTGTAATTGTACCAATTGAATGCGTTAATCAAAACGATCTTTTCATTTTCACCTTCTACGTTTGTGTAGATAGGTTCAGCACCAATTTCTGAATTAATCTTTCTCATGATGTAGGTCTATATGTCCAAGTGTTAGTTTCAAGATTCCAAATGCTCTCTACCTTACTGTTCTTTCCCAGTAGGATTGTCACTATTATTTTGTTCGTTTTCAGCAATGAAATTAAAGATGCCTTTAGTTTCTCTAGGTCCGGAGATTTTTCCTCGGTCACTATCTTGATTGCCGTATAGGTATTCATAAAGTTCTTTTATACCACCAATATATTTTGTGCCATGATAAATGTGCGGAACAGTTTGTGTTCCTGGACGCAACCTTTGAAGTTGATTGAGTGTGAAGTGTATTCCGTACAAATACATACGATACTCATAATTCATTGTATATAGCAAAAATTCTGCTTTCTCACATGCTCTACTGTTAGGTGCGCCATATATGAAAAACATTACATCTCGGTTCTTGTAGTGGTCACAAGCCTCACATGCGTACCGGGATGAACGGTAGTCGATATAGTTTTCTTTTCGCCATTGTCTTCGTAAGTTACAAGGTAACCCACAATGACATTACGGCTATAAGGTTCTTCAAGAATTTGACAAGTGTTTTGTTGTTGATAGCCGACAGTTTGTGTGGAGTAACCAACTACTCTCTGATTAGAATTGGTTGCAACACCCGCACCAATTGCTCCACCGATTACGGTCGCGCCTACGTTACCATTTGAAACTCCGGCACCGACAATTGCACCAACAACCGCACCAAGCGCGGCATCTGCTGGATGCACATATCGACCTTCTACAATGGGAACATTTTTTTGAATGGGTACTGTAGTTACGCCACAGATTTGTCTCTGAGTAACACCAGTTTCCAGTTTTGACATTGTTTCGATATTGACAATAGGTGCATATCGCACCAATTGATTCGGAACATTATAAAGAGGGCTAGGCTTGTAAGAATGACTTTGACCATCTAGTGTTCGCGGTTCATTCTGCTTTGGGTCTTTCGAAAACCTAACCTCTGCATGTGCGGTAGTCGCAACTAGAAGAGCGGCAACTAAGGCTGTGAGTTTCATGGAAGTTTTCCTTTCATTTGTATATATCATACCGCATTTCCTGGCTGTTGTCAAGTATGGGTAAATACACAAATGTTAGTGATTACTTACTTGCAGGTTTAGCAGGCACTCTCTTCTTTGCTTGCTTGACAACATTTGCCGTCATATTACCGGCAACTTTAATGTGATGATTGCCATCGGCAACTTTCTTAACAGGTGCTTTTCTTGCTTTTGGTGCTGGTGCTGGTTCTACGGCCTTCACGGTAATGCCTTGAACGTGCAGAACATTCACAGGCTCATAAACTTCTGCTGGTTGCTTTTCTTCTACTGGTGTTGTAATAGAATCAAGCGGATGTGTTCCATCTGCTCTTTCTTTATTTAATACGATATAGGCAAAATAAACAATACCGCCAAGAAGAATAACGCCAATAATAATTTCCATAACTGTCTCCTGATTGTTGAATTAAACGAACTATTTAGACTGATTGATAAGTCATCAGTCCCAAAGCCCTCTGTAATATTTACCAAACAAACGTAGACCATTGTCGATTCGTTTGCTATGTACTTGATAACCTTCTGCATCAAACTTTGCGGTATGATTAGGACCATCAACCATTTGATATAATTTTGGTTTGCCATCTTCATCCCATTTACAGGGCTTACTCATCCAATCAGACACACCAGTATGATACTGATCTTCCCAATCTGTTGCAAGTTGTTCAAAAGACCAAATCATTTCACTCATAACGTAATCCCAACGTAGATGTACAAGGTCATCTACTGCGCTATCAGCGGCTTCTTTCTTTTCGGGAAAGAGTTCTTGTTGATCCCAGTTATGAGGATCATATGTAGTGTGAAACTTTTCAGGCACATCTTCATCATCAACAATTTGAGAACCATGTTTGGCTTCTTTTAATTGTTTTAGCATAGGCAGAATAATAGGATTCAAAGTTGAATCCATGTTCCAAGTATCGTACTTGTCAATCTTCACATAGACAATACGCTTTTTCTTAGATTCAATCCAAGTCAATAGTTTGTATAGCCATGTGTGATGACGATCTTTGTTCCAAGATGAGGACAAGATTGGGTCTTCTTTTTCTACGCTACCATGGGCAAGCCATTCACCAAAGTTATGCACCCAATCTGGTTTGCGGTCGATACTATATTCATCTTTTTCTTCCTTTGCCCAAAAGCAAAGCAACTCTGCTAGTTGGTAAGGACCAAACCAGTTTTTATATGGACCAATATAAACTTTCATTCTTTGTAAACCTTTCTTTTGTGCGGTCTAGGGTTAGGTCGTGATCTTATACCATAACCAGTAATTAATTCTCCTTCTTCTGGAGTAAATTTACCAAATTCTTTCATCATGTAATATCGAACCATTTCGTCTGCAATTTGACTAATGAGATTATTATTTTCATTCTCAATCCAAAAACGAATAGGAGAACGTCCCCAAGTTCGGTACTTTAGAGCCTCATGAAATATCTTACGATGCGTTTTACTTGTAGCATCAAATACTTCATGCTGTCTTCCATACTGTTCAATCTTGCTCATTTAAGTTTTTTCCTGTAACCTTACCATAAAGGATTTAGTATCGAAATGTTCAGGCATTTTTTCTGCCATCATCTCAAAATGATAGTCATCGGGGTAATGCCTCAGTACCCACAATGCTTGTCTTCGAATATCTTTTGGTACTCGCGGAGTTTTCTTAGGATCAATTAGATCGTAAAGAAATTGTTTACCGCACTTGAGTGCGCGGTATCTTTCGTCAGGTAACGTCATCTTCTTTCCACTTTGTTACAAAAGTGTTCATTTTATGTTCATCAGTCCATGAACTGCAATATGAATTATCTTTGTCGCAGAGTTTTAACACTTCTTCTGGTGTGACAACACGATGCGAAACAATTGTTTCACCAAGATGTTCTTGTGAAAATTCTTGTGCTTCTTCCATTGTAACTGTATCAAGAGCCCAATTGGCTTTGTCATTACCAAAGTCATCAACACCGATAGGAACTTCAACAACATAGCGTTGACGGAATTGTGAGATACACTCAACAAGAACCAATTGCGTTTCACGTTTTTTCAAAGTCCAACTCCCGTCTTTGTTGTCAATCCATTCAACCGTATCGCCTACGCGCAGGCCTGCGCCTTCAAGCACTTCATCAGGAAATTCAATAAAATAATCTCCATCTTCATGTTGCTTAACGTCAAGTGTCCAAGTTTTTTTCATAATATCATCCTTATTAATCCAACGCTATCAATTGCTGTTAACAAGAGGTAGTTAACCAGCATCCCAAAAGATTTCCTAGTAAAAGCAGCCCAAGCATAGAGACTACAACCGATGATCCAAATAGGATAAAGAGTAAGTAGGGGCGGATTGGGGACTGTGAGAGCCATGGTGATCGAACACCCAATGCTAATGCCCCAAGCAAGCAACTCAATGCAAAACCGAAAACGATTAGAATTCCAGTCATGTTTTATCCAATCAAATATTCCATATATTATATCACGCATCCTTAACTTTCGCAAGTACTTCATTCCAAAGTTTGCCATAACCTTTGCTATCACAAATCGTTTTTAACATTTCTAGTTTATCATTATACCAGTATTCTTTCGGAATGTCAAGTAGGTATTTCATACATACAGATTCGTCAAAAAACAACGGAAAGTTCCACGCGCCATGGAAGCCAAATGTATTGCCAGTAGGGTTGCACCACTCATGAGCAAATTGATTCGCCACTTCGATTGGCGCATACTTTATATCATACTTTCTTTTTAGAAACTGAGAATGACCTTGGCAAATTACCGCATCTTCGTTTTTAAATCTTGGACTGTTTTCAAATTTGACAAAAGGATCGCGCAATGATTCAATTAGTTTCATACTACGCAAACTGAACCCACCATTACCAACTTTCTCTTCTGGTCTAATCCATGTGAATCTATCAGGCCATGGTGCACCAATGTAATCGTAGTTGTAGTAATCGTCTGACCATTGCATCTTGTTAGCCGCCATACCATCATACTGAATTACTAGAGCAAACTCAGTCTTGACATACGCCCATAGATTCTTAATCATGAAGTAACTGTAATCATCTATAGTAAAGTTTTCGCGCAAAGGAATGTGATGCCCATATCCAAGTGGTAGATTACCAACTTGCAATACAGTTTCAACATCTGGAGTATTTTCTAAAGTAGTATCAATCGCAAAACGCATAGCCTTTTGGTTTGTATTGCCTACAATTACAACGGTGATTTTTTTCATATTTTTTTATGTGAGTAGGTATAGCCTACATCGTGTTCAAATTTGTTAAAGAATGTACATGTAGGATCAATCCAAGAGAACAGCCAATTGCGAACATCGCCTGGTCTGAATGATAGTAATGTGTTGATAGGAAACTCTTGTAGCACAATACGTTTCTCTACTCTAGGGTAACAGTTTGCAATATGCATTGGTCCTGAGTTTACACCTATAAATTTTGCGGAGCCGGCAATAAGTTTTGCAACTTCCCAATAGTCGAGTTTCCCACAGAGGTTTGTGCTATTACCACCAAGAGGCTTATCGTCATCACCACCAACTTGAATAATTTCATAATTAGAATAATTTTTGTTGATTGATTCTATAACGTCATCAGACATGACACGAACATCATCTTCGCCTGATGTGGTGCGAATTGCTATCTCGCCATCTCTGCGTCTGTCTGATCCTGTGGTATGAACAACAATACGATTTGGTTGAATTAATTCATCCTCATGAATATACAAGCGAGAGTGTCTGAGGTTAACATTGTTGAAGCCAAGTTGAATGCACATGTATTCAGATTGCCCGTTTGTTACAGGCACTCTCATTGTATCAACGTATTTCTTCACTTGTTCTTGAATGCGGCAGTCTGGAATAAGACTAATTGTGGGATGTTTATTTGCTTCGTCTTCTTTCATGAAGACAACATAGGGATTGTGTTTGAATGCCCAAATGCGTTCATCTGAAATGACGCACCCCTCGCCAGTTACATTATGAATGTTTTCTGGCATAGCAGTCGTGGCAATTTGATCACCTATGTGAAAGAAATTAAATTTCAAATGATACATAACAAATCCTAGATTTATTTTTTCGGTGGTGCTGTCTTTTTCTTCGCCGGTGGCGTCTTCGCCGATGGTGTTTTAGGTTTTGTGGGTTTTGGATTTATCTTTGATTCAAGACGCTTCATTACTTCTTTGCCTTCCATCCAAATATCTTTATTGTCTAGTATACTACGAATTTCTGCTTCTGTCAAGAAACCTTCATAGACTTTGCGAATGATGTTTTCCGACCACTTACGTTCATTGACAAGTTGATCATACATCTCACCACCCTTACCAAAAGTACCACCAGAGTAATTGTGAAACATGAAAAGACAATGCTCTGAAATTTCAAATCTTTGTCCCGATAAGAATAACATTGTTGCGGCAGACATACATGCACCTTCTGCTGAACAAACTACCATTGCGCTAGACTCTGTAATGGCACGAATGAATTGGATCGTAGTAAACAAATCACCGCCAGGCGAGTTGATATGAATACGAATTACATCCGTATCGTTTGCATTTCGAATTGCATCGATACATCCAATGTATTTTTCGGGAGGTTCTATAGTGCCTGAAATGTAGATTGTGATAAGATTACCAATTGGTTTACAATTTATAATTTTATCATCAAACAAATTTGCGAAAGGGTTTTTTATTTCTTCATCCATTGTTTTGTCCATTTTGATATCCATATTTGCAAATATAATAAGCATCAATCAAATCCGATGAAGGATTCCATTGCTTTTCAGTCATATTCAATTCATTCTTTAGTCGAATGGAATTTTCTTGTTCGAAGACCAATTGCATTTGTTCTTTATTTGAGTTGCCTTTACCTGTGGCAAACTTCTTAATTACTGTGGGTGCTATTGTCTCAAATTCAATTTGAAAATTCCAAAACCTGTATTTTAATACGCCTGTATTCTCCGCAATGTTAAACACACGACCTTTCGATCCCATTGAATAGCCTTCAATGAAGACTTTCGTTTCTTCATCTAGTTCTAAAATTCTATCAATAAAAAAACTAGAAATTGTATCGTATCGTTCCATCTCATTCTTATATTCAAAGTATTGCCCGTTTACATTCTTGAATGAAACGTCATACTTCTTCAACTGCGTTAGATAATGTAACTTACAATTCTCAAACTTAAACTCTCCGACTACATCATTATATAGACACATCGCAGGAGCAGTCATTGAGTAATCAATGCCTGCGTAGATCATTTCCAGTCATCTATATCTCGTAAAGAATCTTCGGAAATTTTATTCCATTCTTCATCTACATCTTCCTGCCACTCTTCTTCTGCTATATGTGTATCGTCTACTTCCGTTCCACAAATAGGACAAAACTTTGGTGGTTGTGTTGATTCAACATGCGAATCGATGTTACACGATTCACAAAATATTTCA